CGTCATGGGTTCGGAAAAATTTACCGCGCGCATCTGGACAACGGAAGGTTGTGGCATCGTCACCCGTGGTCCAGCCACCAATCAAATATTCGCGAAATGCCTCCGTGGTCAGCATTCCCGACTGCTGGGCGTGATCCCACAACCATGGCCAGGAGGCACGAATCAAGAGGCCACCGCTCAACGGACCGTAACCTCCCGGATTAAATACGGTCGTCGTTTCAAACACGGGCCGTCCCAGCGGTGTGCCGTCGAAGCGACCCACAGGCCACCAACCGCCCGACCCATCACTGCGCAAATGCCACCAGTCCCCCGCGCCCATGAGGACCAGGAAGGGATAGCCTGCCGCATTCAAGTGCGTGTGGAACTTGATTTTGTCCGTTCCGGACGCTTGGACGACAAGGCTGTAACCGCTGTTATCAACACGACGAACAATAAAGTCCGTCACGCCCAGGTCCGCGTTAGACGCTGGCAGCGTGATGGCCCGGAAGCCGGCACTGGCGTCAATCAGCACCAGCCCGCGCTGGCTGAAGGTCAGCACGGTGTCCGCGCTGAGACTGGTGACACCGCCGTTAATCAACTCGATTGTTTCAGTTTTGGTGAAGGCGTCTGTGATCGCATAACCGGCCAGCGTGGTCGGGTTGGTCCCGCCCACCACCCGACCGTATTTGTCCACGGTCATACTGCGGTATGTGCCGGCATTGACACCGGTGCGCCCGGCCGCCATTTCAAACAGCAGATCCGTCACACCCAGAACAATCGGTGCATCCGTCACCAGTTGCCAAATGCTGTCGCCATTGGTGGTGCCGCGCTCGACATGCACCAACAGCCCCGGCGTCACTTCCAGACTGCTGTCGGCATCGGCGCTACGCGTCCACACACCCGCCGCCGACACGCTATACAGACCGTTATCCTTGGCTGCGGCCTGATCCTTCACCAGAATACGCGTACCGGTGGTCAGCGCCGTCGTCCAGTCCCCACCGGCCTGCACGTCGAGGCCGGTCAGGGCAATCGGCCCGGTGGTCGCAAAGCCCACCGAGTGCTTGTGATCGAGCTTGGCCAGTTCGGTAGCGATCATCTCCTCTACGCGCTTGATGGTCGCGATGGTCTGCGACGGATCCACCTGCAACACCACGCTGTCGGCGTTCTGAATGTCGAAGAGCAACTCGAAGGCGATGTCCTTGATCGCCCCACTGGAGCTGACCGGTTTGAAACTCTCGGGCAGGTTTCCGATAAAGATCGCATGCCCCTCTTCATCCCGCGCCAGGTATTCGCGCAGGTACCAGCCGCCGACCTCGGCCGGAATCACCGCCTCGATCTCGATCCACGTCTCGGCTTCGCCCGCCTCGGCGATGCGCGACGGCGCGCAGTCGTAAACCTTTCGGCGCAGGCTGGTTTCCAGACCGGTCGGCTCGTATTGGCTGCCCGCGCCATCACCAAATTCAATGCTGACGATTTTTAACGGCCGTTGCAGCAGTGCCGCATTTTGCAGCTTGGCACGGCCTATCGTGGTCGCAAGTGACCGGTAATTCATACTACCTCCGGGTAAACTCTAACGACTTCTTGCAAACGGGCACCCACCGCCAAACGCACCCAGGTCCGCGCCGGGATGCTCGCCGGCTGCCATGGGTACACGCGGATGGACTCGCCCGTCAGCGCCGCGCAGCCCGCGTATGCCGTCGCACGACTCTGCAGGTTCAGCGAAAAGCCGATCAGGTGAATGGATTTGCGTTTGGCGTTTTCAATCGCCGTGAACACTTCATTGGCCAGTTCTTCACTGACCGCATCGTTGAAGCTGTAGATGTCGACCCGACAGGTGCCGGGCGGCATCGGCGGTTCAGCGTCGAACCACTCGGTGATGACCACGCGCAAACCAAAACCGGCGACCGCCAGGTCGACCGCGCGCCGGGTGCCCTTGATGCGGTGCACGTCGAGGGACTGGGCAACCATGCGGCGCTTCTGCGCCTCGGGCCACGCCGTGCGCCACTGATCGATGCTCACGGCCCACGCCAGCACCGGCAACACCTGCGCCGGGCAATTCCACGGATCCCACAGAGTAGCCGTGGGCAGCTCAATATCACCGATACGCGACAAGGCCGCATCGATGTCGCGTTCCAGCTCGCTCAGGTGCGGCGGCAGCAAGCCGGTCATACCGAACCGCCCAAGGTCAGCACCAGGCCATTGCAGCGCGGCGCTTGATGCCGTGCACAGCGCGTATCAACCCAGTCATCCGGCAGGATCACTTCCTCCACGCCCGGGGCAGTCAGCGCCGCATCCACCGCCGAGCGCACGATCAGCCCCCCCAGACGCCAGGCCGTGGCGACATAATCGTCAGCGCGGGCTTGGGCCTCGGCCATGACCATCTCGGGATCCAGATCGCGGTCGACGATGATCACCGCCTCAATCTGGTAGTACACGATCTCGGCCGACTGGTAGGTAACTCGGTCGCCCAAGGGGCGCACCGGGTCCACACCGGCGGCGACCGTGGCCAGCAAGGCGGGGCTGGCCACGCCATCGAGCGGACCGCTGTAATCGCTCTGGCCCTCGGCCGGGCCTTCGCGACTGAGCACGGTCAGGACGATGACGCAGGGCGTCGGGCTGTCAACATCCACCCCGGCGACCAGCGCACTGGCACTGCGGGCATGGAAGCGGTAAGCGCCCTCGGGGCCTGCCACCGACATGCCCTCGGGCGATTCCTGCAAACGCGCCTTGTAGTCGTCGTCGCTTTCGCCGGCCAGGCGCTCCACCGGCAAGCCATTCGGCGTGCGGTAGTAGGTGACACCAATATGATCGAGCTGCGGGCCGACGGCATACGCCAGGGTTAATCCCTGCGCCTGTTCGTTCGCCTGCTGACGGATCAGCAGTTCCCGATAAGCCCCGGCCAGAGCGACCCGAAACGCCGGATCGGCTGGGCTGGCGTTTTCCAGGTGGGCCTTGTCCACAATGTCCGCGACGATCTCTTCATAGTCGATCTGCGGCACCACCGTCAGCGGCGGTAACAGTTCAAGACTGATTCCATTCACAAGCGTATGCCCTCCAGCTCAACCGGCGACGAGGTGTCGCCATCCAGCAAAACGCCGGCCAGGTAAATGTCCACATGATGTTCGCTGACCTGCTCGACGCGCATGGTCGTCAGGCGAAAGTCCTCCAGGCCGTTGGCCGGGCTGTTGATGGCCTCGGCCAGGCGCACGTAGGCTTCCATGTAAAAGCCGCTGTCGACATTGCGGTCGATCATCTCAAACAGTTCTGAGCCGAAGTCTCGGCGCCCGACCACGGATCCACGCGGCGTGCTGATGACATCGCTCAGACGTTGCCACAGGTAGGGGATGCCACTGATCAGACGCCCGCTGCGGCGGTCCATGCCTTGTTTCATGGCGATGCTCTATTGCGACGGCTCGGGGCCATCGGGGGTGGGGTGGTTGTGCACGTTGTACAGTTCACGGTCGGCACTCATTGAGCGCACCTGGTCGGACACCTCGCCGTCGCAGGTGGTGTCTTTCGTTACGCGTAACGCGCCGTCGATTTCGGTGTCACCGGTCAATTTGAAACCGGCCGGGGCCACCAGCTCCACCCGGCCGCCGGCCGGCAGAGTGAGTCGATACAGGTGCGCCTCGCGGTCATAGGCCATCGTGGCGCCGTCGCCGTACTGCACCAGGAACAACTCGGGGTTGCTGCTGGGTGCCTGAAAATCCTTGTGGTAGCTGCCGGGCAGGATTTCACCCAGCGACAGGTCGCCCTCGCTGATCACCGTGGCCCCTTCACCGACCTCTGGACACCACCAGACAATCGCCTTGCCGCTGCGCATCGGCTTCCATTGCAGCCAGCCGGTGGTCTGGCCGGGGCCGTATTCGACCTTGGCGACGTGTCGCACCGGGTCGACGTCGGCAATCTTGCCGCGCACGACCATCTGCCCGACACGCCGCTCCAATTCTTCCAGACGCTGCAGGACATCCATCAGACCAGCCTCCGGTAGTCGTCCTGATGATCGGCGCCGATGTTCGGCGACTCCCGGACATAGACTTCATCGACCGGCAGCTCCCAGCTGTCGCCCAGGTGCACGACTTGCGACCAGTTGACAATCCAGCTTTCAAAGCCCATCTCACCCGGATTGAAGAGCCCCGGAAACGCCTCGGGCAGTTCGGCGGGACGCTCGACGGCACCGCCCAAGCCCCACTTGTTGCCGTCCACCAGGCACAGCATCTGCACCGCAAAGTTGCGGATTTCACGCTGCACTTTTGGCGTCGCCGCACTCAGGATGCAGTGCGCCGACCAGATCAGTTTGACTGGAGTACGCCCGCCGGTTTTACGGCCACCGGGACGGATCTCGACCAGTTCCAGCAAAATCGCCGGAGTCTTGATGGTCTTGAGCTGCGGGTCGATGGGGTCGTATTCCCCGACCGTGTTCAACCGCGCGCCGAAGCGCTCGCGCACGGCGGCCTGAATATGCTCGTGCAGGGCGTTCAGATCCTTGAGGACCGGACTGTCATCGTTCATGGTTCACCGCGTAGTTAAGTTCCTGCTCGATCAGTTCGGCGTAACGGGCCAAGGCGCGCCGCTCATAGCGGCGGAATACCTCGGCAGCGATATTCTGCAACTCGATGGTGACGCGCAGGAGCGGAAAACGCCCTTGGCTCTTGCGTATCCACACCCGCTTGGTGCCGTCGTACACGCCGCGATAGAACGCGCCGTCGAAACGCCGCCCGGCGACGCTGGTACCGCGTTGGCCTTGGCGCGGTCGTCCAACCTGCTCGGCCGCCAGCGGCTGGGTGCCGAACCACAGGATGTGCACCTGATCATCACCCTGGCCCGCTGTGCTCGTGGTCAGGCGTGACTTGAGACTGCGTTGCGGCACTTTCAGCGCCTGCCCGATATCGCGAGCCATGGCGGTTGTCAGCCAGCGCATGGTTTTGCGCGCGGCGCGCCCGCTGGCCTTTTGCACCTGCGCCGGGGTGCTCTGCAACTTCGCCGTGACCCGCAGCAGTTCATCG